AAGTTAATACTTCTGAATCTACAAACTGACCTTTTTCGTTTGCCTCATCTCTAGTAGTGTTTTTAGTAACTATTGCTACAAATCCGTTAGTAGTTTTTTTAGTACTCCAAGAAAAATAAGTGTTTTGAGTTGTCATTTTATTAGGTTTTGAATTAAACATACGCAAATATATATCAAATATATATACTACACAAACTTTTTTTAACTTTTTTTTATTTATTTGTGTAATTCACTAATTTTTAGTATTTTTATCAAAAATAAGGGTTTTAAACCGAATTTGTAATAATTAGGCTTATAACCCGAATACTAACATAATGATTAAAAAAAACAATAAAGGAGACAGCGAGTATAGATTTAGAATGAATGATTATACTGCTAAAAAAATAGGATTAACACCTGTTAAATCTAAAAGATATAGATTAAAAAAAAATACAGATGCCTTAAAAAAATTCTCTGAATTAAATATGGAAAAACCTATAAAGCGTTTGTTTTTTGATATTGAAACAAGTCCTATGATTGTTTATAGTTGGCGGGTTGGTTGGAAATTAAATATACATACGGATAATATAATACAAGATTGGAAGGTTATATGTATCTCTTATAAGTGGGAACACGAAGATAAAGTTAGAAATTTAACTTGGGATAAAAACCAATGTGATAAAAAAATGTTAAAAACATTCATTGAAATAGCTAATTCAGCAGATGAAATAATAGCACACAATGGAGATAGATTTGATATAAAAAAAATAAGAACAAGGTGCATTTACCACAGAATCCCTACTTTTCCAAAATATAGAACTTTAGATACATTAAAAAAAGCTAAAAGTGGCTTTAATTTTAATTCTAATAGATTAGATTATATTGCTAAGTTTTTGGGGGTTGGTGCTAAATTAGAACACGAGGGTTTCGATATGTGGGTTAAATGTATGCAGAACGATAAAAAAGCGTTAAAAGATATGGTAAGATATTGTGATATGGATATAATCGTGTTAGAAGATGTTTATCTAACAATGCAATCTTACATTAAACCAAATACACACGCTGGAGTTATTAATGGTAATATGAAATACAGTTGCCCAAATTGTGGTAATGAACACGATATAACATTATTAAAGAATGATGTTACAGAAAAAGGCACAGTTAGTCGCGTTATGGAATGTAACAGTTGTGGACATAATTATAATATTAGTAATTCAAGTTATAAAAATTTAATTCAATTTAAAACTGATAAAGGACTGTTAAATGGCTAACATACTACAATCATTATCAAAAAAAGATGCTTACTGGCGTGAAGTGGCTCTAAAGATAACAGGAAACAAACACTTGGCAGATGAATTAGTACAAAATATGTATCTTAAAATCTATTCTGCTAATCCTGAAAAATGGAATTACAGCTATGTTATATTAACAATCTATAATCTATTCAAAGACGTTAAGAAATCTAATAAATATAATGTAGAAATAGAGGATGATAAAACAAAAGATGTTACAATATCAGATAATTATAGTTATACTAATAGAGAGATTGAAATCTTAAATAGAATCGAAAATTTAACAGATTACGAAAAAGAATTAATCTATTTAAATTACGATTTGTCAACTGGTAAAATAGCTAAAGAGTACAATCAATGTCGAATAAAGACGTACAGGCACTTAATTAAAATAAGAAAAAAGATATTAGGGGAGGATTTACAAGGCTATAATAATAAACGTTTAAAATGGAGGAAATAGAAATTACATTTACGCCTGAAATAGTTGAAGATATTACAAAAGATTTAGTAAGTAAAACAACTATTGACTTTATTATTAATTATGAGGATAGCATCTTAAACATAGAACAGTTAACAGAAATAAAAAATAATTTTATACAAGATGAATTTTATTATTATGCTGAGGCTGTAAATAGAGCGATTAAAGCTATTAAAATTATATTTGAATAAACAATACTAAAATCAAACAAATGGCAAGAGGGGGTAAAAGAAAAGGTGCTGGACGCCCAACTAAAGTAGATGAAGAAAAGGCTAATCATATATTTTTAACAGCACTTAAAGAAATACATAAAACAGATACAGACGACAAAACAAAGATAGCTTTTGTAAAAGATTTGTACGATTCTCAAAGGGGGCAAATGTTTATTGCTGAACACGTTTTCGGAAAGCCAAAAGAAACCGTAGAGAATATAAACCACACAATAGACAGTACACTATCTAAAGAAGAAATAAAAGCGTTAAAGTCTGAAATTATTAATGACTACTAATGTTAAGAAATTAAAAGTATTAAAGTATATGTGCGAGGATAGTTTACTATTTTACGCACGTTATATTTATAAAGAAAATCATAATAGAAAATTCATTCAATCTAAACACTTTGAGATAATAGCAGAGTATTTAGAAAAGGTTTATAGATTAGAAACTACTAGGCTAATTATAAACATCCCTCCAAGATATGGTAAAACAGAATTGGTTATAAAGATATTTGTTAGTTGGTGTTTAGCAAAAGTAAATTATGCTAAGTTTATACACTTATCTTATTCTGATTCCCTAGCCTTAGACAATTCAAGCCAAACAAAAGAATATATTCAATCCGAAGCTTATCAAAGACTTTGGAAAATGGAGCTTAAAAAAGATGCTCAATCTAAAAAGAAATGGTTTAATGAGTTTGGAGGTGGTATGTATGCTACAGCTTCTGGTGGTGCAATTACTGGATTTGGTGCGGGTGTAGATGGTGTAGACGGTTTTGGTGGTGCAATCTTAATTGATGACCCTTTAAAGCCTGACGACGCATTTAGCGAGGTTGAGCGTAATAAAGTAAACCAACGTTATAACAATACCATAAGGTCAAGAACAAATACAGATAACACGCCTATTATTGTTATTATGCAAAGACTACACGAAGATGATTTAAGTGGTTATTTGTTAGGTGGTGGCTCAGGTGAAACTTGGGAACATTTATGTTTACCAGCGTTAAACGAAAACAATGAGCCTTTATTCCCTCACAAACATACATTTGAGCAATTAGAAAGTATACGACAGGCAGACAGATATACTTTTGCAGGTCAATATATGCAAAAACCTGCACCTGACGAGGGTGGTGAATGGCGTCGAGATTGGTTTAATATTATAGATAAAAAAGATTTGCCAAAAGGAATAAGATGGACTATGTATATCGATGGTGCTTATACTAAAGATACGAAGAACGACCCTACAGGTATACAGGTTTCTGCAAGGTCTGGGAATGATTTGTACATATACTCTAGTATAGATAAATATTTAGAAATGCCTGAATTAATAAAGTATATTGATTCACATATAATAGCTTTAGATTTAGATATACAAATGATAAAAGTAGAGCCTAAAGCAAGTGGTAAATCCTTGGTTCAGTTAATCAGAGATACTACAAAATACAATATATCAGAAATTAAATCAAATTTTGTTAAGGTTTCTAAAATAGAACGTGCTAGGACTTCATCACCTTACATTGAAGGGGGGCGTGTTCATTTAGTAAAAGGTAATTGGAATGAACCTTTTTTACATCAAATTTCTTTATTTCCAAATGGTAAACACGATGAACATATAGATTTAACTGCATACGCTATAGAAGACCATCTACTCATAAACTCAGACCTTTACAATCATAAATTACGTTGGTAGTAACAATATAGCAAAATTTTAGTTATACAAATATGAAAGTTAAAGTTAAAGTACCATCTAGTTTAGATGATATCACAGTAGGGCAATACCAAGCTATTCAAAAACTTTTAGAAAATGAAAATCTAAAGGGTAAAGAATTGGATAATGAGATTTTAAAAATAGTTTTAGGCTTTGATAATATTGATGCGATTAGTGTAAAGGATAGGAATAGATTATATGTAGATGTTCAGAAAGCTTTACAAAAAGAAGGGGAGTTTAAACAAACGTTTGTGTTGAATGGAATTGAGTTTGGATTGATTCCTAACTTTGATAAAATTAATGACGCGGAATATACTGATTTGATTAGATACTCTAAAAATGATGAAGATTTACATAGATTCTTAGCAGTAGCGTACAGACCTACTAAATTTAAAGATAGGTTCAAGAATTATACTATCGTTAATTACGAGGGAACGAAATATAATGCTGAAAGGCTAAAAGAATTGCCTATGTCAATAGCTAAGGGTGTACAGGTTTTTTTTTTCAATTTGTCGAAAGACTTATCGAATTATATCCTGACGTCTACGGTTCAGGAACAAGTGAAGGAGTAGATGCGAAAAGATATTTTGAAAAATGGGATTTTTACGCTACTATTTACGATTTGGCAAATGGGGATTTATTTAAAATAGATAAGTTACTAAAAGAAAATATACATAAAACACACGTTGTATTAGCTTGTCGAAATGATACAATGAAATTAAAACATAAGATACAAACCAATGGCAGTAGGTCTTAACCATTATAGCGAGTTATTAAGATATATCAAATCACTTTTAGAACAAGATGATTTGGTAAACACAATTACATTCGGCAATCCCGAGGAAATGGATTTGAATAAAATGAACATTTACCCTTTGGCTAACATAGAGATAAACGACGCTATTTTTACTAACGGTCAAAATGTGGTGTTTGATGTAGTAATATCAACAATGAACCAAAGAGATACAACTAATGAGATAAACGATTCTAAAATATGGTATCAAAATGAAGTAGATAATTATAATGAAATGCTAGCTATTTTAAATAGGTTATGGAGTAAGATGTTGTACGGGTTTAATGACAATAATATAACAGCAAGTGAGAATCCCCAAGCATTGAAAAGAAAGAACGTACAAGACAAAAATAATTTGGAGGGGTGGCAGTTATCATTCCAAGTCACTATGCCTAATACTGCTTTAAACTTATGTCAGTAGAAAGTGAGTTAAATAGATTTGGTAAAGTAGTTGTAAAGGAATCTAGGACAGCTTTAACTAAGCAAAAGAGAAACGTATCAAAAGACTTGTATAATAGTCTAAAATACGATGTTAAAGTAAGCAAGAATAGTTTTGAAATGAACTTCTATATGTCTGATTACGGGCAGTTTCAAGATAAGGGGGTTCAAGGTAAAAGTAGTTCAGCAAAAGCACCTAATAGCCCTTTTAAGTTTGGTAAAAGTAGTGGTAAAAAAAAACAAAAAGGAGGTTTAAGTGATTCTATTTTTGAGTGGGTTAAAGCTAGAAGGTTTCAATTTCAGGACACAAAAAAATATAATAAGAATGCTACAGGTAGATTTATGAGTTATAAAAATACAGCTTTTTTAATTAGTCGTAGCATTTACCACAAAGGACTAAAACCTACAAAGTTTTTTAGCAAACCATTTGAGGCTGCTTTTAAAAGATTGCCAGATGATTTAGTAAAAGCGTATGGCTTGCAATTAGATAAATTTTTAGCAAATACATTAAAATGATATTAACACGTTCACCATATAAGTTAACAATCCCTTGGAATCCTTATGGAGCTGGGTCTGTTCCTGAAAAGTACATATTACAGCTCTTTATTTGGAGTGGATTAAAAGCAAGCGTACCAGCAACGCCAACTTATGAGATTGAAAACAAGAATCCTTTAGAGCGTACAGGTAACAGTTACGTTAACATATCAAATGAGGTAGATTCTGAAATTGAAAATATACTACCTGACATTAGCGTAAAGGGTATAATTGATTCAGATAGTCAAGTTTGGGTGAAAAGTCAAGTGATATACTATTTAAACGATACGCCACAAACAGTAGAGCAAGTTAGCACAGATTTAGCGTATAAAGGTTATGGATATGGTATAGAGGGTTCTAACTATCAATTAACTAAATTAAGCAGTGTAAACTTTGCGAATATAAGCAATAATAGTACATACATTTTACCTATCCAAGCTAGCGAGGTTGATAGTATTGATATAGACGTAATATCTCAACCAAACAATAGTATAAACGATAGTTATATAATTAGTAGTACAACAGATTCAGGTGGATTAATAAAATATGTAGTTGTAGATTGTTCAGAGATTGGCATAGATACAAGCATACAAATAAAAAAAGATGATGTAGTAATTCATACGCTAATATTAAAAGAGGAAAAGAAATATACGCCTATTGATATTGCTTTTATAAATAAAGCAGGTCAACTACAAACAACTACTTTTTTCAAAGATAAAATAGAATCGTTAAATGTAACCAATGAAAACTACGAGGGGTCAAGTGGTCAAGCTATTGATGGAGTTCACCAATTTGTAGACTATAACACAAATGGAAAAACCGAATACAAAATTAATACAGGATGGGTAAAAGAAAGTTATAACGAAATCTTAAAACAGTTAATGTTGAGTAATAAGATTTGGGAACTACAAAACAACAAATTTATACCAATTAATTTAAAAAAGAAATCAATCGAGTTTCAAACACGAAAAAGAGATAGGTTAATTAATTATGAATTTGAGTTCGAGTATTCTTTTAACGAAATAAACAGCCAATGATAACAGCCATTTACATAGGTAACGATAAGTTAGATTTGTTTAAAGATGAGGATATTGTTATAGATAGTTCAGTATCTAAAATCGAGGATATTACAAAGGTTTTTACTGATATTTCTAACACTTTTAGCGTGCCAGCCTCAGAAACAAACAACAGGGTACTAAAACACTTCTATAACCAAAATATAGTAAATGGTTTAGACTTGCGTAAAAGTTTGCTTGGAGTTGTTGAATTAAATGGTGTTTATTACAAAAAAGTAAAGATTAAGGCTGTTAAAGTAGAGTTAGAAAGCAACAAACCGATTAGTTATAGCTTAGAGTTGTTTGGCAATTTGATTTCGTTAAAAGAGGTGTTAAAAGAAAGTCGTTTATCTGACTTAGATTTATCATCTTATAATTTCACGTATAACAGTGCTTATGCTTTTACTAAATTACAAAATATACAGAGTGTTTCAGCTTCTTTATTTAGCAAAAATAGGCAGTACTTCTATGATAGTTCAGAGGTTACACAAACAACAGATACGCAAACTAATTTATATTACAATAATAATGATGATTTAAGTGGGGTTGATTGGACGGAGTTAAGCTATTCTATAAAAGATATACGTATAATAGAAGCTATTGAAAATGATTTCGGTTTGACTTTTAGTCGTGATTTCTTTGGAGGGTCTGATTTCCTTAACTCGTTTACTTTATTGTCAGCTCCAAGAAAAAAGACTACTAGCCAAGTTGTTTTAACTAATAACGTAGATAACGACCCAGTAACTAATGGTAACACGATGCTAGCAATAGGTTACGGAACTGAATTAGAAAGAGATACTAGAGCAATTAATTTTGAGGTTACGCCTTCAAATGATGATTTCAGTAAAACATACACAATATACATCAAACAAAATGATACTGTTATTTCAAAATTTAGCGATGTTATTGGTAAAAAGAATTTATACATAGAGCAAATAGATTTTGATGAACCACTTGAAAATATAACTTTTTGGATTGAATCTGTTGACCCTATCGTTTATAGTGCTTATATAGGTAGAGATACTTGGGAAAATCTAGTCGAATTTCGTTATTTAACAGGAAATTTAACAGTGACAGGGATTTTTAATGTTGCTGAAAATATGCCAGACCAAAAAATAATTGACTATTTGAAAGGGTTATTTCAACAATATAGGCTTGTAGCTATTGGTCAAGATGATGACAGCATTTATATTGATACACTAAACCAATTTTATAAGAAAGGTAAGGTAGTTGATTACACTAAACACATAGACTATAGTAAAACAACAGTATCAAAAGGGAAGTTATTAAACAGTATAAACTTTAAATTTTCAGAACCTAAAACGTTATTAGCAGAACAATTTGAAAACGATAATTTAACAGCGTACGGAGATTTAGAGTTGGAGATATTAGATGAGAATGATAATTTAATAGACGGTGAAAGCCTAGATTATAAGTTACCATTTGAACAGGTAGTATATGAAAGAATAACAGATTTAAATGGTACGGATGATATAGAGGTTTGCTATGGATTGCTAACTGATGATAGTTTCAAAGTACAAGATATCAAACAGCATAGACACTATCTATTTAACCAATCTTTGAGCAATCCTATAAAAGTAGTTGATATAAACAATGTAGGTCAACAAATTAACACGATTAACATACCATTGCACACCAATTCGTTAACAGCTCCAATCTATTCTAACACGTTTGGCGAGGAATTTAATGAATTTAACGGTTCGTTAATTACAAATACTTTGTATAAAAATTATCACGAACCATACATATTAGAGGCATTTAGTAAAAATAGACGTATGTTTTATTTTGAAAGCAAAGATACGCCTTTAAATATAATTCTTAACACGAAATTAAACGATGTAATTGAAATAAAAGAACAATATTACAGGATTGATAGTATTAAGACTAATATTTTGACTAGGGAGGTTAAAATGACTTTATATAACATAATTAACTTAGACTTAAATATTACATAATGAAAGATATACTAGACTTACTACATAGTCAGGATTTTATAGGGGTTTCTAAAAATATAGATATCGCAAAAGGATTGAACGAATATACAACCGACTTTAAAGAGGCGTATAAAAAAATAAAGAGGGTATGGCAGAAGAAAGAGTAATTAAAATAGTTGGGGACACCTCCGACGCTGACAAGAAAATAAAAGGCACAACAGACGGTCTAAAGGACTTAGATAAACAAGCCGAAAAGACAAGCGATAATACAGCTAATGGAGTTGAAAAGATAGGAAAAGCAAGTAAGAAATCAACTAAAAGTGTTAGTTTCTTAACTGGTGGATTCAAGAAATTAGGCTTAGCAATTAAAGCTACTGGAATAGGCTTGGTAGTTTCTTTAGTAGCTTCTTTAGGTGTTGCTTTTAGTAAAAATCAAAGGTTTATAGATGCTTTTAATACTGTTACCGAAACTTTAGGTATTATATTATCACAGGTAGCAAATGCTTTTGTAAATGTTTACGATAGTGTAAGCCAAAATACAGAAAATTTTGATGCTTTAGGTAAGGTCTTAAATGGTTTACTTACAGTTACGTTAACACCGCTAAAATTAGCGTGGTACGGTATTAAACTAGGTATTCAAGAAGCTCAATTAGCTTGGGAGGGTTCTGTTTTTGGAGGCAAGGATAAAGATAAAATGGATGCCTTAACCGAAAGTATAAAAGAAACAAAACAAGCACTTTATGACACAGGTAAGGATGCTATTTTAGCAGGGTCTGATATTGTAAGTAATTTTAGTGAGGCAATTACAGAAACAGGCGAAATTGCTAAAAAAACACAAAACGAATTAAGTAAAGTAAGCATAAAAAACGCAAAATTACAAGCCGAAAATATAGTAAAATTACAAAAAGCGTCTGAATTGGCAGAGGCTAAACTTGCTGGGTTAACGCTAAAATATCAAAATGAAGCTGAATTACAAAGACAAATTCGAGATGATGTAAGACTAAGTATAGAGGAAAGAATACAAGCAAATGACAGATTAGGTGAAATACTAGAGGAACAAACAAAAGAGGAATTAAAACTAGCAAATACACGTCTAAGTTTAGCAAGTGCGCAATTAGCAACAGATAAAAATAAAATAGAAAACCAAGTCGCTTATCAAAATGCGTTAAATGAGGTTATAGATGTTGAGGAAAGAATAAACGGACAAAAATCTGAACAAATAGTAAATGAGGCTGCCTTACTAGATGAACGTAAAGCAAACTTACAGGAATTACAAAATATTGGTAAGACTGAACAGGAACTAGCAGAACAGGAACTATTAACAAAGTTAGAAAACCAAAAGACATTAATTGAAAGGACTGTAAGTGATGAGTCTTATAAAAATGAATTACTTTTAAATGCTGAAAATGAATATCAAACAAAATTAGCAGAAATAAAGGCAGAGGAAAAAGCAAAAAAAGAAAAAATAGAGCAAGAAATAAAAGAAAATGAAATAAAAGCCAATAAAGAAAAAGAACAGTCAGCGAGAGCCTTAGAAAATGCTAAAATAAACCTTGCTCAAAATGGTTTATCTATTTTAGGTCAACTAGCTCAAAAAGGTAGCGCATTGGCTAAAGGGGTTGCAGTTTCACAGGCTGTTATTTCAACATACCAAGGTATTAACAAAGCCTTAGCAGAAACAACAGATTTTACACCTACTCAATCGTTAAGGTTTGCAAACGCAGCAGCTGTTGGTATTGCTGGTTTGTTAAATGTTAAGTCTATTTTATCTACAAATGAAAGCAGTACAGGGGGTGCAAACGCATCAACACCTACACAACAACCAAGCGCACCAAGTTTTAACTTAGTACAAGGCACAGGCTCAAACCAAGTGGCTCAAACAGTAGCACAACAAAATCAACAGCCAGTCAAAGCGTATGTAGTGGGTAGTGATGTTACTACTCAACAACAGTTAGACAGAAACAAGATAAATGTAGGTAGTATATAATTAAAAAGACGTGCTACCTAGTAACACGCCTTTTATCAACCAAACCCCAATAAAAAAATAATAACTAAAAAACTATATATGAATGATACAAAGATAATACTTTTTATTTAATACGCAAATAAAATGTAACAAAAAAAATTAATAATAGTTATATAGATGATATGATTAAGACATATAGAGCAAAATTTAATCCAGACGCTAAGAACGTTTACGGCGTGTCTTTAGTAGAGAATCCAGCAATGGAGGGGGATTTTATCCAATTTAGTAAGCAAAAAATACAATTTGCGGATGTAGACAAAGATAAACGTAGGGTTATGGGTCTTATTTTAGAACCTAATAAAGTAATTCCAAGATATAGCCCTGATGGTGGTTATAATATAGTTTTCACAGCGCAAGATATTGAAGATGTAGCTTATAATTTCCAGAAACAAGCTAATCAAAGCACATCAACAATAGAGCATAGTAACCAAAATATAGAGGGTGTTACGTTTGTTGAGACTTGGTTAGTTGAAAATCCAAATATTGATAAAAGTACAAACTTTGGGTTTAGTTATCCAAAAGGTAGTTGGATGGGTGTTATGCAGTTGGATAATGATGATGTTTGGAATGATTATGTAAAGAGTGGTAAGGTAAAAGGGTTTAGTATAGACGCTTTTATGCAATTAGAAGAAGTAAATTTAAAACAAGTAGATATGAGTGAAAATAAAGAAGATAATCTTGTACAAAAGATTGTCGAGGGTGTTTCTGTTGCTTTTGAAAAATTAAGAGGTAAAGCTCCAGTTTCAGAAAGTGAAATCGAAACAAAACAGGAATTATCAAAAGATGAAACCAAAGAGACTGAAAAAGTAGATTTAAAAGATGAGGTAAAAGAAGTTAAACTTAATGCAGATGACTTAGCGTCTATTTTAGCAGAGATTGACAAACTTTTTACACCTATTAAAGATGAAAATGTAGCTTTAAAAGAACAGGTTAAAGAGATTGAAACTAAGTTATCAGAACAAAACGAAACCTTACTAAAGTTAGCAAAAGAGCCAGCTACAAAGACTATTCGTAAAGGGGAGGATAAAGAAAAGAAATACGAGGAGATGACAAACCTTGAAAAAATGGAATGGAATCGTAAAAACAAAAGATAATGAGCAAAGTAGATACTACAAATCCATTTAATAAAGGTGTTTCTTATAAAGACTTTTTATCCAATGTTAAAGGGAAGGTAACAGTAGATAGTTTGCTAAAAAAACACAAGTTATCTGATGAACAGATTAATTGGGTAAAAACAGAATTAAAAAACTTAGAAAAATAAAACATGGCAGTAAATTATACAGGTGGTAAACAAAACCAACAAGAATTAGCAAAGATTCAAAAGGAATTATACGCAGAATCATTCACAATTAGAGACGGATTAGTTGAAGTTAACGACGGTTTCAAGTCGGGAGCAGACGTCTACGAATCTAGTGCAACAGTAACAGCATCAGATTTCTCAACAGCTGGGGTTGATTCAGCAACAGGGGATATTGCTTTAAACGCAAATAAAACAGCAGTAACATTAAACACTTTTCAATTTGAAGACCAATTAGATGAAAACTCTTTAAAAGGTACAAGATTTGAGCGTTCAATGGCTAGAGGTGCTTTTAACATTGATTCAGGCGAATTTGACAGAGAGGTTTTAATTCAAGTAGCACCAGCAATCGGAGAAACTATTGAAAATTGGATTTGGAATGGCGCAACGTCAGCAACTAAAACAGCAATCGCAGGATTAACTCCTGGAGCTGCTCAAGGTTCAATTTCAGCAGGCGCAAAAACTTTAGCAGCTGCAATGCCAACTACTTATTTTAATAGTATTCCAGCTACTATTTTATATAATGATTCTCAAGCAAAGGCAACGCCTGGTGCTGGTTTAGGTGACTATATTAAAGTACCATCTATTGCAACAGTAACTAAAGATACAATTGGTGCAGAATATGCTAAAATGTATGAAGTAACACCTAGTAAGACTATTAATCATATGTCAGAGCCTAGTGAGATTTTCGCTCCATTAGGTGACAGACAGTTAATCAAATTGGCAAACAATAAAGTTTCAGCAACAGCAGATAACAAAAACTTTGTAATTGAGGGGTCAGGTGTAAATGAAGTGATTTCTTACAATGGTCATAAAATTAATTTTGTGCCTTTAGTAGGTTTTAGAATTTTTGCAATACCATCTTATTTAAAGATTTTAGCAGATTTAACTTCGGATGTTTCTACATTGAAAATTGGTGAAGTTGCTAATGGTGCAATGAGACGTTATATTAAGAATGTACAAACTATGACTACTTGGGTTGTAGGTCAAAAGTACATTACTTTATACGGAGGATAAAAATTAACAATATAAGGGGTGTTTAATTACATCCCTTTTTAAAACAATATAAATATGTGCGATACATCAATAGGAGCTAACAGACTTTGCCGAAATCAAGGGCAGGGAGGTTTAGCTGGTGAAGTGTATTTCTTTAATTATGTTGAAGACGCTTTTACATTAACAGGTAGATTAGCTACAGCCTTGGATGGTTTAACTGGTCAAACTGTTTATAAATATGTAATTAAAGGGGATTCAAACACATTTGAAGAAAATATAGTTTCAGACCATAAAACAGGGTCAAAAGTTAACACACAAACTTTAGTTACTCAATTATTTAGACAAGATTCAGAAACAAGTGTAGAGTTAGACGCTTTACTTGAATCAAACGTTTCAGCAGTTGTAAAAGACGCGAACGGACAATATAGATGGATGGGTGAAGATGGTATTAACGTAACATCAACAGCGCAAGCCATTACAGGTGGAGCTTCAACAGATACTAATGGTTATAACGTTACCTTAGTAGCAGAAACTTTGAAATCCGCGCCTTTTTTAGACGCATCAACAGTAACAGCGTTTTTAGATTTAGTAGCTTAATTTAATTTTAATATTTCATTTTAACCCTTACTTTAATTAGTAGGGGTTTTTTTAAATCTAAAATTAAACAAAACACTTCTTAAAAAATTAATTAGTTTAGGGTGTTCTAAAACTTGAAACTTTGTTAAATTACTTTTTGTTTTTTCATTAAATATAATTACAACTTTATACTTATCTTTTAAAAAGTTAATTAACATTTCTCTATATTTTTCTTTTTCTTTATCATCCCAATTCGCTGAATTTGGTACTTGTACTATTAAATGTTTTTCCATAAAACAAATATACAAAAAAGTAACAATAAAACAATTAATTAGTTATATAAATAATGAAAGTGATACTTCCTGAAAATACAACGCATACAATCAAACTTATACCAAGATTTGAGCCTACTGAAATTAATTTACTAATAAAGATTACTAAAGAGGGTTTTAACGAGGTTTTAGAGCAGGTTTCTACATATACGTTTGCTAATGGTATAATGTCGCTTACATTCGATTTAACAGGGGTTGAGCAGGATAGATTTAACTTTGATTTATACAATGATAATGAGATAATTTATAAAGGTAAATTATTTTTTACAGAACAAAACCCGCAAGATTTTAAATTAACAGAAAATACTTATACCTATGTCTAAAAACGGCGATATTGTTTTTATAGGCTTTAACAAATATACTAAACAGCCAATCAAAGAAAATACCTACAAGAATTGGGTAATGAATGGCAAAAATAATGAAAATTACAAGTTCATTATTGATATGTATAATGGCTCAACTACAAATAAGGCTATTAATAACGCTTACATTGATTTAGCTTATGGTAGAGGTTTAGCTATACATGATGATGATGAAAATGAAACTAAATTAAAAGAACTTTTAGAGTATTTTCCTAAAAAGAATCATAAACCAGTTTTAGTTGACAATCAAATTTTAGGGGAGTTAGCTTTTCAAGTGCATAGGCAAAAAGGTAATAAAAAAGCCTTAGCAAAGATTGAACATATAGCAAAAGCGAATGTAATTCCAAGTATAGAAGATGAAGACGGTAATATTCGCAGTTATTGGTATTCTGCGGATTGGGATAAACAATATCAAAATAAATATAAGCCTCGAGAATACCCAGCTTTAGGTTATGCCGAAGATTTTGATTACGAAAGACCTGAAATATATGTAGGTAAGCCTTATGTAATTGGTACAGAATACTTTGCAACCCCTGACTATGACGCTTGTTTACAGTATTGTAGTATAGAGCAAGAAATATCTAATTTTTACGACAGCCATATAAAAAATGGTTTAAGTTTTGGAACTATTATAAACGTACCAAATTCGGCGCATTGGGATGATGCTCAAAAAGATGAGTATATTAAAGACGTAAAAGGGCGTTATACAGGGTCAAGTGCGGCAGGTAGATTAGCGTTTAATTTCAAGCCTCACGATGGGCAAGATAGTACCATTTCAAATGTAGAGAATAATACAGCGCACAAACAGTGGGATTTCTTAACTAAAGAGGCTAGTAGTAAGATTATTTCAGCACATAAATGTATGTCGCCTATGATTGTAGGTTTAGGGTCTGCTAGTGGTTTTAGTTCGAAATCAGATGAAATGGATATGATGGAACAGCAACTAATGAAAAGAGTAATTGCACCAAAACAAGATTTCTTTTTAGACTGCTTAAAAGAAGTTTTTGAAACTTTTAATTTAGAATTTGATTGCTATTTAAGACCGCTTACAGAAATAGAGGGCGAAAAAGAAGAAGAAGAAAAAGTAGATAAAAAAGACGTTGAGCAAGAAGTTGAAATGTCTAAAAAAAAAAGTGAATTAGAAATATTTATAGATAAGGGCGAAATTGAAGACTTAGAAAACTATGATATTATAGATGAAAATGAAGTTGATTATAATGAGGAAATACAACTTGTAAGTACAGGAACTGCAAGACCAAATAGTAAAAGTAGTCAAGATACTGATGATATTGTAATTCGTTATAGATATGTAGGTAATAAAAACCCTGAAAGAGCATTCTGTAAAGCTATGATGTCAGCGAATAAGGTGTATAGAAAAGAGGATATTGAACAGTTGAGTAATAAAACAGTAAATGCGGGTTGGGGTCCTAATGGAGTAGACCAATACTCTATTTGGTTATATAAAGGCGGTGGTAATTGCCATCATAAATGGAATAGAGTAATTTATTTAAAGAAAGGGAAAAGTGTTGATGTTAACAGTCCTTTAGCTAAAATGATTAGCACAAGTGAGGCACGTAGACGAGGTTATAAAGTAGAAACTAATGATAGTAAAGTAAGTATAGAGCCTAGAAATATGAAAAACAAAGGATTTTTAAAACCAAGATAATGGCTAAACTAATTTTTATAACACCACAAGAAATGACACAAACCACTTTAATAGGTGGTAATGTTGATACAGATAAGTATACTATGTGTATTTTAAACACCCAAATACGTATAATTGAGCCGTTGTTAGGTTCTGAATTATACGAAAAATTAATTACTGATTTAACACCTAGCAAATACTTATTGCAAGATGGTAACGAAAACGTAATTAACAATGGCAATAACTTAATTATTTCTACTTTACATACTGCGGATTTAGTAGAGCCTTATCGAAGTCTGTTTTTTGATTACGTTAAACCAATAACAAAATACGAGGCGGTTGCTGACTATATTGCTATTTCGCCTTATACGTTAACGAATGGAGGTTTATTTAAAAATAGCCCTGAAAATGTAGAGGTAGTTACAAAAAAAGAAACAGACGCTTTAAGCGAACGCTATTCATCAATAGCACAAACTTATGTTGATAGGTTTGAAAAGTTTATAGAATTGAACAAAGATAACATTCCAGAATATAAAAGAGACCAAGACAAGGTTAATGCAATTGATGTGAATGTAAATAACGGATGGTATATGCCTAAAAGCGGTTATTAATGGATTACAGCAGACAAATAAAATGTAATAATTCTCAAGGTGGTAACTCAAAAGTTTACCTTTTTCCGTTTGTTGAGTATTTAGATTCTGAAATTACAGTATCTAATAATATTTTAACTGATTTTCCTTATAACGTGATTTATGATATGAACGCTGTTAATATTAATTTTAGTTTAGATGCTAAGCAAGATAATGATATAGAATATTCAGAAAAAATAAGTTTCCAATTAAAGAAACTAAGCGAAAAGGATAAATTTAAAGAATATTTACAACAAGATTACAGAATTATAATTAAAGATAATAACGGAAATATACGACTGTTTGGGTTACAAAACGGCTTGCTTGGTAGTTATAAAGAAGAAAGTGGAACGAATAGAAATGAGTTTAGCGGTTATTCTTTTAACTTCGAGGGTAAAGAGGAAAACAGCGCACCATATTTAAACAACTTAGATTTGTTTGGAGTTATGAATTTAGATGATTTACTAATTACAGACGGACAAGGCAATCTTTTAACAGACGGACAAGATAATATAATTACAAACTAATGGCAGAAAATACAATAGACTATTCAGGATTAACAACAAAAGCATCTATGCTTTTAACTGATTTAATGGCACTATCAGACAAAGATGGTGTTTTATACAAAAAAGAATTACAATCTTTTGTTAACTTCTTTAGCACAACAAGTGGGGTTGCTTTTAAAGGCTCAATTTCAGTTGGTACATACCCTAGCAAAGATGCTGGATGGTATTTTGCTAGTGAGGTAGGTGATTATATAATGGGTTCAACTACGTTAACGGTATCATCTCAAAATTTAGGTATAATTATAGTACCTAGTGCTATAAACGATTCTAACTTAGTTTCTATACCTATTTCGATAAACATAGATAACGCTTTAGACGCCAACTCTACTAATGCGGTTGAAAATGGAGTTGTTACGGATGCCATTAAAAAACCAACAATAGACTACATAGCATTTTCTAATTACACCACAGCAAATAAAAACTTAATAGATGTTTCAGATACAACTAAAACCTATGTCGTTTTTGATTCTGATTTAGGTAGATTAGAAAATTATAAAGATGGTGCTTGGAAAGCTGTTTCTGATGAGGAGGCTTTAGCTTTAAAAGCAGATAAAACAGAAGTAGATAAAAAACTAAATAAAAAAACTACAGGACAAGCAAAAATACAAGATGATAGTGAGTCTTTTATTTTTGTAGATGGTGAGGGAAATCCATTTGGTGAAATTGGAGTAGATGGAACAAAAGCAACTAACTTTCAAGTTATTGATCCAGTAACGAAAGATGTGGTTGCAAATATTAATAAAGTTTTTATTGCTCAATTATTGGCAGGTTCTGATGTAGATTTAGCAAATATAAAATTAGATTATAAACAAGATGGTTTTTATTTTACAGCACCTCATCCTACTGATGATAAATTAGTAGTTCCATTTGCTAAAATAACAGCTCATGGAATACAGGCTGTAAAGTTTTTTAATAAAAACGGAGATGAAATTACTGGCGCAAAAAAATTAGAAGGTGAATTTGTAGTTTCTTTAGGAGATAGTCATTCAACTGCTTGGTTAAACGCATTTTGTGAATACACAGGTGCAACTTGGTCTCAAGAGTTGCAAACTTACATTAAAGACAATCAATATATTTATGAGGGTTATGGCAGGTTACAAGGGATTGCGAAAGCTTTAAAACAATATTTAATTGATAATCCAGAAACTGTAGTTAATAGAATTTTTATAGAAAATGTGCATTATACGGTTGGAAGTGGAACTATTGATAGTGTACCAGAAATATTTGAAAACGTAGAAACATTTGGAACAACTTATAATTCATATCAAGATTTTGCAGATAACAGAAGTGTCGATAAAAACGCTTTCATAGACTCTTTAACACCAAGGCTTAGAACTGCTATAAAATTCAACTATAATAGTTCTGAGGCTACTCTACAATTTTCAAGTGTAGGAAATTTAAATGAAGGAACAATTACACTAACTATTGATGGGAATGATTTCCCTGTAAATATTTCAGAAGGTGCAACATTAATTGAAGCAGTAACTTTACTAAACGACTGGCAATTTGATACATACCTAACTGATTGGAGTAATAGTTCCACAAAAGGTTCTACAAGAACCGACGGAACAATTGTCTTAAAATATATTGGCACAACCAATGCTGTTTTACCTACCATTACTTTTGATGATGGTGGTACAGGAATGGTTTTAGATAGTAGCGTTTTGGGTACAGCGGTTGCTTTTAATTATGATTACTTTGGTTCAAATGATTTATCAGAGTGGCAAGATTATAGTAAATGGTATGCTACAAATGGTAAGTCCTTTTATCCAAGAATGAAAGGATTAATGGAATATTTACAACAAAATTTTCCAGAAATACCTTTAGTTATATGGACAGCACAATACTTGAATGTGTCGGATGTTCCAGCAGATGCTTCAAGTTTTCAAAAAGAAACATCTGCTGGAAGTGGTGAATATATTATTGATATAGATGCGTATTTCAATGATTCTAAAGTTGCTAATTATATGTTGGCGAAAAAAGGTTTTGAAGAAATTTCGAAAAGATATAACGTTGAATTTTTAGATATGGACTCAAATTGTGGAATAACAATACATAATATGTTTAGCGGTGATTTTTATAGAAAAAATGATTTACACCCTTTACCTAAAGGTTATGATATTTGGGGAATAACAAACGGAAAATTAATAAAAAAATAAAATAAAAAAAATATGATTTTTATAGCGACAGGCGCAGATGCCACAGGTAAAAGTATTGGTGATGCATTATCAATTAAAGGAATAGAAGATGTACAGCAAAGTACCTTAGATTTGATACAAGACTTTGGCGGTAAATCTTTCACAGATGAAAAAATAGTTGCAATAGACGATTTCATGATATGGTTTAATTCGTTGAGTTACAAAAGTAAAATTAAAATAGCAGTACCATCATTCTTAATACCTAGCGCAAATGGTTTATTACCAGCAGATTTATCGACTGGTAGCCCATATTTAAAAAATTTAGCAGATTTAAACACGGAGTTAATTCCAGCATTAACGAATGTGAGTGTGAATTATGGCTTAATTGGAGTTGGTAACAATGGTTACGTTCTTCAAAATGCTAGTGAAGATGGAGCAGGAAATCAAGGAACTCTATGGAGTAATACTAATTTTTCTTTTGATATTTCTGCAATGAACATCACTAATAAAGACGCTCATTTTGGCTGTTATTTAAAAACAAGTAATACAATTTCGGTAGGTACAGCAGGCTCTTTCCAACCTTACATTGCTGTTAACGATACTTCTTTTCAAGCAAGATTTTATGATTCTATTGAAACACCAAACTTGACAATTCCAACAGAAAATGAATTCTTAGTCATAGTTAATGGAAATAATGCTTTAGGAAATAGTAAATCATATGTTGATGGTCAAGCTAATACTATTTTAGATACTGTTTTTGATACAAATACGGAAAGAGTTCAGACAACTTTCGGGATTTTGAGTGGCTTGTCGTCTACTCATAATAACTCTACTAATGCTTTTATGTTCGGTGGTACACATTTAACTGAATCTGAATTAACTGAAATAAGTTCAGAAATAAAAAAGTTAATGAATATTGTTTTGAATTAGAGCATTTTCAGTTGGTGCGATGATTTTAAAAAAATAATTAATAATGGAGTTAGTTAAAATAATAAAAGAGAATGTCCCTGTAATAATAACATTTATTACAGGGGTTTCCGCTTGGTTTTACGAGCGTAACAAAAGAAAAATAGATTTAAAATTTTCAGAAACACAAAATAATAAGTCTATTATGGATTTATACCAAGAAGCACTAGACGATTTGAAAACAAGATACGACTTGAAATTTTCAGAATTACAAATAGAGATAAAAGAATTACAAGTAAAACTACAAAGTCGTGAAAATGATTACATAAAGTTAAAAAAAGAATTTAACGAGTATAAGCGTAAACACCAATAAATTGAAATTAACAAAAAACTTTTATAAGTCAGAATTTGAATGTAAGTGCGGTTGTGAAATGCCTGAACATATTTTAGAGAATGTAAAAGATTTAGCATATCACTTACAACGCCTTAGAGATAAGTTTAATAAACCTATTAACATAAATAGTGGTTATAGATGCGAACTACACAATAGCGTTATAGGTGGTTCAAAAAATAGCCAACATTTAAAAGGTTTAGCCGCTGACATTGTAGTGAAAGACAAAACACCTTTTGAAGTTTATAATTTTATAGATAAGTTATCTAATTTAAATATGATAAAACAAGGTGGTTTAGGTTTGTACAATACTTTTGTACATTTTGACATTAGAGGTTATAAAGCGAGGTGGTAAATATTGCGTATTGCGATATGCAATATAATAAAAAACCCCACTAATTAAAGCGAGGTAAAAGCACAATGGGTAAGACTCGAACTTACAACCTTTAGTTTTGGAAACTAACGCTCTACCAATTGAGCTACCAAAGTGGGTGTTTTAATAATATTTTTGAATCCGACCCCAATAATATTACAGCAAATATAAAACAAATAAAATGAAATTACAACATATTTTTTTACTTTTTTTAATTTTTAGTTGTGTAGCTAAAAAAAACACTACAACTACGAAAGAAACTAAAGATACTATCTACAAAACCAAAACGATTAAAGAAGTTGAAAGATTTACAGATACTTTAACTATTAAGCAACCCTGTGATAGTTTAGGTAATTTAAAACCTTTTAAACAACTTATAAAAGTGAAACAGGGTAACATATCACTAACGGGTTTAAACAACGTTATAACTGCTGAAATTGACTTAAAAGGTTATAAAGAGCAATTAGAACAAATATACAAGTCTAAATATCAAAATAAAACAGAAATAAAAGAAGTGATAAGATACAAGGTTTCTTTTACGCATTGGATTGTTCATTTAATTTGTGTTATAATTATTTTAATTTTGCTTAGAACCTCTCGTTAGATGACCATATAATTAAATCATAGCCAAAATAAGATAAAATATTATCAGCTAAAAAAATATTAAATTTACCTTTTTCAAAATCTGATATTTGGCGCCTGTCTAATTCTAAAATTTTAGATAATTGTAAAATAGTACAATTATCTTTTTTTCGTAAATGTACGCATTTTTGTATTATTTCATCGATTTGTTTTTGGATTTGTTCAGATTCTTGTACTTTCATATTTGTAATCTTTTGTTTTTTAATGGTTTATAATTGTGTTGTTATTATGAATTAGTTGGCAGTAATAACTACTATGCGTACCATCTACCAACTTTTACAAATTCATCAACTACATCTTGGCAATCTAATTTTTCCAGTAACTTACATAGTATTTCATCTGCGTTGCTGTGTGCTATTTCATAGTCTGTATTTTCCTGTTGTTGTTTTAATTCTAACTTTATTGCTTCTTTAAATTCTAATTGTTTTTTGGTAAGTGCCATTTTATTAATTTTTAGTTTATTATTCCGTTACTACTGCCAACAAAGTATATAACACATTGTCAATCAGTATTTGGTTATTATTGTTTTAATTCTAAATTCATTCTATTTTTGCGGTCTAATCGCTCAACGTGTCATATACAACAACGTTAGGCACAATAAATTATTCGTTTATATCTTCCAAAAATTCATCTTGTTCGTGCTTATTTAAGAAGTTTTCAAATATTTCCTTTACTAAATCAACATCACTTCTTCCATTAAATCTTGTTATATCAAAAGCAGAAGTTATTAATTGTTCAACAATATTTGAATCTGCTTCATATTTTTTTGTTTCTCTATTTAAAAAGGTTAGGTCTTCTGTAATTTTTGTGTTTTCGCTTTCTACTGTTATTTCGCATAATGTATCAGCGTAAGTTCTTATTTCGATATCCATAATTTTAAAAGTGCCTAACACCGTATAAAATTTATACTAATTAGGTCTTTTTTAAGGTTAATATTATTTTTTGTAAATGTATTATATATTTCAATAACACGCAAATTAAAACCGTACAAAGTTTATACATAACGTTATCTACAATTTACCCTTACAGTAGGCTATCAATGCAGTTTCTAGCAAGTTATTAAAACTTCGGTTTTCTAGTTTGGCTACTTCTTTAGAATCTTTTAAAATCTTTTCTTCGACTCTTGCGCTTATTGGTTGTTTAGGCATTTTTAAAATAGTTTACGATTTCCATATATTCCTCAATTTCTTTAGAAGATTTAACCATCTTACTTTCTAATTCTTGTTTTCTTTGTAACATTTCGATTTCCTTGGTGCTAATTGCTGTTTTCATAATTATAATATTTAATTGTTTTGTATATACAAATATAATACTTTTTATTTAATTATAGCATATTTAACAAAAAATATTTTAAAAAATTCCGAAACGGGTAAACAGATAGATAACAGCACATATAATTTATTTGCAATCACTCAATCCCAATAAGCAAACAAATCATATCTGCATCACGTTATGCCACATTTAAGTCTTTCAAACTATAAGTGTCGCTTATCCATTTAGTTGTTTTGCTTCCTGTACCAAACCAAATTTGAGCCTTACTTCTTTCAGGAGATATATATAATCCATTCCATTCCATTTCTAGCTTTACAATTATACCGTTTCCATCTTTGGTTTTAACTTCTTGCCCAATACC